CCACTTTGTTGGTTTGGTGTATATGAACTCCCTAGACCTTCTAGTATTTTACCTGCATTCCTTTGACAAAGCATATATAAATTATAGAAACCTACGTTAGTTGTATTAAAAAAGTCTGTACTAAATGTTATTTTATCAAACTGATCTTCTATAGCTTTAATAATTACATATAACCTTATACTATAAACTAAATCTTTCCAATAATATCCAGAATATTGAGAGCTATTTGATGTACTTAAATTACCACCTGATATATTTACTTCTTCTTTAGTTGCATCATAATACGATGGAGAAGTTACAGGAGATGTTACATTTAAAAAAAAAGCTCTTTGCGAGTTACCTATTAAAGATACTAATGTAGGTGTAGTAAATGTTTCACTGCCTACTGTAACGTCACCTGAACCATCTATTGATGTTAGTGCTGTTTTAACATCACTCGATGTATATGTTACATCAAAATTATCTAAAAAATCTAAGTCTTGTAATTTAGTATCACCTAACACTTCTTTTAAATCTAAGTCACCAAAAAAAGTTATTCTATATGTATCAGGTCTACCATTTTTTAAATCTACACCTTCTAACCTTATTTTACCTTTTTGAAATGGTAAACTATTTAATTCTATTTTAGCTTCTTTCTTTTTACGTGCATCAAAAGAATATTCTGATGATTGAATAAAGTTTTCGTAATGTTTAAAGAATTTATTGTTTGTTTTGCTAGCAGGTAAACTAAATGTTTTACTAAAGTTTGTGAATATCTTTCCAGGATCTTTTACGTCTTGTATAGTTTGTGTTAAAGATATTGTTTCATCTTTAAATAAATCTAACCTAGTATAATTTACATCAGTAGGTTCTTTAACATATAATTGAATATCATTCATTACCTAATATTACTTATCATATCAAAGGCATACTCTGCAGTAATTGTATATTGTACTACTTTATCGTTGACGCCTGTTTTAAATGTTTGTTGTGTATCGGTTATATTAATTGGTATAGTTTGTTCTGATCCACCTTCTTCTTTTCTTATCCATACTTGCTCACTTACTAATAATTGTTTTATAGCTTCGTTTACATTATCATAGCTCATAGGAGGTGTATTTAATATAAGTGTTTCATTAGCTAAAGTATTAAACTGTCTTATAGAATGTTTTTGTTTATCATACTCAAAGCTGCTGTTTGCTATGTTTCTTTTAAATGTAGTTTTACTTACATTAATGTTTTCTGTTGTTTTACCATTAAAATAGAAGTCTTGTAGCGCTCCATATTTATTTACAAATGTTACTTTATACGCTGTGTGTTTATTACATACCCTATTTATTGTAAATGCAGTAGATATTGTAGTATGTGCTATTGCTGAAGCACTAAATGTATCATATACTATTGCAGTACCATCCCAATAAGGAATTACACCTGCTGTATTGTCTGGGTAATATAATTGAGTATTATCTTGTAAGACATCATTTGTTGCTACTGTTTTAGCGCTATTTTGCCCTGTACCTAACCCTTCCATAAATTCATAAAAACCATCTAAACCTGTATGAGATATACTTACAGCATTACCTACTTGTGTAGGTGCGCTACCTGTATTAATATCATCTATTGTTTCACTTTTAAATGTAAGTGTACCTGTTATTGCTATGCTTTGACTAGTATAAGAATTATTAAATGTTACATCTAAATAATCCCTACATAGATCTGCTATCTCAAATGCTACTGTCCCAGTTTCTTGACCACTAGTTCCAGACAACACAGTATCTTTACTCATTTCAGATATTTGTGTACCATCTACAGATAATGTTAATGTAGCACTTTTTGCTACGTTAGGACTTACATACGCTTGGCTATGTGTTTCGTAATACGGACTTCTTAATAATATTGCTGCCATTATGTTTTTTTAATTAAATCTGCTTCTTTCATACTATCTATTATTTCATTTAACATATCATCTGCAAATATGTCTTGAAGATCTTTTGGTAGTTTTTTATATTCGTTTACAAATGGTATTGACCAGAAATTATTTGCTCTTATACCTTTTTCAAATATTGATTTTGCAATAACATAAGATATTGATTTATAATTTCCTTTTTTAAATTTACCCTCTGCGTCTCTAAATCTTATATTTTTAGCTTTTGCCCAGCTTTCAAATGCTGCACTAGGTGGTCTTTTAGTAGAGAATTTATATGGTGTATTTTTATTTACTCTATAATTACTTTTAGTACCTTTTACACCAAAGTTTATAAAGTCCCCATAATCTTCCATTAATAATCCCCATACTTGACCTTTTGGTGTTTCACTAAATTTATTATATTTTATACTATTGTATAATCTTTTAGTATTGTTTATAGGTCTTTTCTTACGCTGTAGTTTAGTACCCTTACTAAGATTTTGTCTAGCTTGTTTTTTTACAGCTTTAAAGAATTGCTCTAGTCTTGCATCAAACTTATCTGAAAATATTAACATATATACTGATCATTAGGTAATTCTATTTCTAAATCTGCATTCCACCCTGCTAAGTTATTTTCAAACCTATCTACAAATGGTTCACAAGTAGGATCGTTAGTTAACTTATATCCTGTTGTATGCAGCTCTCCAAATCTTAATGTTTGTATTAATTTATTTAATACGCCTAACTGTGTGTTTAATATGTCTTGTTCGTCTGTGTTTTTTCTAAACTTATCTGTTTCTTCTTCTTTACTAGTATCTTTAATATCCATAACTAGTATAGTAATATTATATACAAGTGTTTGTTCTGTAGATACTACATTGTTAACTATAAAATGTGCTAATGGAAATATAGTTTGCTTACTTAAATCTACATCAGATACATCTCCTATTGTTACTGTCTTGGTTATATTGTTGTTTAGTAGTGAACTTTCTAGCGCTTCGCTAAGTAAGTAATATGATCTAATGGCTACGTTTGCTGGCATTTCTTTTTAATTCTGCTTGTTCTACTTCGTTTTTCTCTTTAATATATAATAATACATTTAACGATTTTAATAATCTTTCTTTAGTGATATTTTCGAATTCTGTAAGACGTCCTTGAGCGAGTTCGTAAATTGCTGAATACCACCCCCATCTTTTGGAAAACTGTGCTGACCTTCCATAAGGCTCGTCATTTGATCCTCCGTTAAATAATCCATCATATTGCTCGACAACTCGATTCCTAAATTGTAAAAAAAAACCACCGCACTAAAAACTACATTTAAAGGCATATCTTTCATTACATCGGTTTCTTTAGCATCATACTCTACAATATCATATTTGTCTTTATACTTTTGTTTTATTGGTCTATATAATACACACATAGCTTTGTGCATCTCATCCCAGTTCTGCATAAAGTTTTCTATATCTATATACTCACCTAATGATATATCTTCTAGTATTGGTATAAAACCATATTCCTGGTTGTTTAGTGTAAATCTGTTTATTAGTTCTGGCTTTATTTCTAGTAGATCATTTAGTATCTTAATTATCTCATTCATATCTGTAATCTTTATTTTGAATGTATCTTTAAGATCTATACCACAAAATATCTCTATCATCTTCTGTGCTACAAACGTACCATCGCCATTATCTTTTTGTACCTTAATAAACTTTTGATATTGACCTAATGTCAGTTCATTTAATTCTGTTGGTACATTAATAGAAAGTTTCATAATAATATAATAACAAATTTAAGTTTTTTTCATAAAAAAAGGGAGCCATCTACAAACTCCCTATAACCAATTAATATGAAAAATACTCTGAAAAAGAAAAAGAATTACGTAGATGTAAGTTGTTCTTTTATTATTTTAAAATTTATATTGTCTTTGTGTAACTCAAAGTGATCGTGTTTTATTGGATCTTTAAATGCGTCTTGTACAAATAAATCTTCTAGCTGTGATATATCTAGTGTTTTCAAGAAGTCTAAATCATAATGACCGAATACTTGGTTAAGTGCAATCATTGTATCTCTATATGATTTTGTTTCCATTATAGATTCATTATAAAGTTCTCAAATAACAAGAATAATACTACAGCTAAGAATATAACTGCAACGTATGATATGTTTAATAGTTTTTGTTTCATACCCCTAAGTTAATAACTATATTTTAATTATCAAAATTATTTAATAACTTTTTTATCTAATAGCATATTTACCATAGTTAGGTTTACTCATTAAACTATAAGTAGCATACCTAGTTGCATCAGGAATATGATCACTACCTTCTTGTGGAATGTTAGTTAGTCTATTAGCTTTATCTTTCTTCCACCTATAATCTCTAAACTCTCTTATAGCATTTACAGATGTTTCTGTTATATGTAGTTTGTATCGCTTTAACAGATCTATACCAGCCATAACACTATTCTGTCCTTTAACACTTGGTCTAATATTATTACCCATTCTTCTAAGTTCGTCTATTAGTCTTGGCTCTGCGCTATCCATAAAACATAAACTATTAGATTGATTATACTCTTGTAAGAACTTATGAATATCAAATGTAGTCATCATAGTTCTATAAAGTAATTCATTAATATATAAACTGTGATCTTTCTGATATACTTCTACAGCACAAGTCGGATCGTTGGTATAACCTGCGTCTATGCCGATAGATAATAATTTAGCATCCTCTGGTATTTTATTTATTGTAGTAAAGCTAAATATTTGTGTTCTTGATAACGCTCTTTCACCCAGTCCAAATACTTGCCAATATTCTTCATCTGTTTCTTTTAGTCTTTCTAATTCGTGTACAAGTGTTTTATCTATAAATGGATTGTCTTTATATGTAGTCTTAAAAAACACAGCATCATCTCTAGTTTCTACTTTATCATATATCCAGTGATTTGCTTCACTAGGGTTATAATCTATTATTATCTGACCTTCTGTTCTAAATATTAATTGTTGCCAGCTATCCCAGTCTATTTCATTACACTCATTAACAAATAATAAGTTTCTTTTTCTACCACGTATTTTAGCAGGCTGATCTAGTGATATGAACTCTATAGTATTGTTGTTTAGATAGTATTCGCTATTACTCTTATTATGGTTCTTTTCGCTATATAATTCAAAGCTCTTTAGTATATCTAAAAAGTCACGCATAACAGTTCCACGTAAACTAGGGAATGTTTTACGACATATAGTAACAATATGATTTTTATGTTGAAAGCAGTAATCAAATATTATCCATACTAAAAGGTTATAAGTTTTACCAGACCTACTACCTCCTTGCTCTATTAGTATCTTCTTATCTGATCTATGAAAGTTGTAAGCGTGATTAAATATAACATTAGTCTGTACTTGGTTCATTATCTTTTACAACTACTTCGAATAAAGGTGTTTCTTGGTTTAGTGTTATGTCTTGTGTTTCTCTAGGTTTACCATAATAGTAATTAGCAAATAGTTGTGCAAACTTATAATCACCCTTCTTTAAACCATCGTGTAATACTTGAATAAATAAATCTTCCATAGGTGATAGCTTATCTAATAACTGTAATTCATCAGCTTTAGACTTTCTACCAGAACCTTCTCTTTTACCACCCCAACTCATAGTTATCTTTTTTTACCTTGACCTCTATATTTCTTTTTCCAACCTGGTTGATTCTTACTTGCATTCTTACTATGTACTCCTGGTCTTTTCTTTTTAGGACGCTCTATGTAAGTACTTATTATCTTTCTTGCCAACTTGAAAAAACTTGATTAATCAATAATATAATACTTTTTTTACACTTTTT